CACCTTCAACAGTAGCATACAAGCGCTGTGAGCAAAATTCGACCTTATCCTCATGATCGCGGTAGGTGGCCTCACTATCGAAACCCAAACCTGCCATACCTCGTTGCCAAGGAAATTTAACCCAATACATATGACGCATCAAATTATCGTCACCTTGCACCAACATGCGTATCATTTTCTTTAGTATAACGAGCTGGAGCATAGCATCAGTGTGAATATTCTTCAACAAAGACATATACTTACAGTACAAATACAAATGAGACAAACCATTAATAATAGAGTTCATCAGAGAGGTATATGGATCACCACTCTTACGCGTGCCTTCACACTTGTACCGCCAACCATGATGGGTAGCGCCGTGAGTCTTGATGTTTGCAGTCATCAAGTCTATCACAGCACTGGGTGCACCAAACTGTTTACACAGCCACACCTCATAATCACACCACGGTTTGCGGATGGAACAGTCAAACTTGCCTAGATCATCCTCTAGCCAAGGACCAGTCCCCTGCAGGATATAAGAAGCTGCTTCTTCAGCACTTAAACCACTCGTGAAACAGATAATATTATCCATGTTCCAACGACGCTTAATCACATCTTGCAAGGCCATAATCCAAGGACCAACGAGTACAACAAACTCTGGTTGAGCACCTTGTATCAAGCGAGGTGCTTTGTCCTTTCGACCTATTGGTGAAGTGTATAAATCATTCTCCACCTTAACAAAAGATGAGCGGTAAGTGAACTTGTACAATTGTTTCCTGGTAAGCTTTGATATCTCCGATATGCCTTCCAAGTCCAATCGACGTTTCGCCTCACGTAGTTGCTCCTTGACACTGGGTGATGCATTTGACCGCGACAAATACGTTTCAAAATCCACACTCTGAATATTATGCACGTTTCTAAACAGATAACGGTGATTACGTTTGCACCACTTGATGCAGTCCTCTAGACTGCCATCTGGTGTTATAGTATCACTTAGAACGCGCGCTAATAAAGCCTGTTTTTCATTATGCTGATTACTAGCAAAAGCAGTAGGCGCATACAGTTTCGTGTCAAAACCATAGCAATCATGCTTACCCTTACAACAATTCGGGGATTTAAAACAGAGTGGGATCCTGAGATCACCGTCACTCAACACTAACTTAGCTCCTGTCTTTAGGCGCTTAGGCTGAGGCAAATTTGCACAATTCATCAAACCTCTGGATAACTGTGCTATGCTTGGTCCAGGATTAAG